TGGTTTATCCTTTGCATTTTAGAGAAGTTCAATGCGCGTTTCCTTATTCAAAAATTTCTAAAAACGGGGAGAATAAATGATTGAAATTTTGATACAGAAAGAATACGACCAAACCATTCCTTTTGTCTATAAGAACAAATCTTTCACAATAAGGTTATTTTCTTGGCAAGGATTCATTCTCGCCGATATTAAGGAGGGCGAAAAATATATTGTTGCTGGTATTCTTTGCACCAATAACACAAATATAGTTCAGCGTTGGGCAAGCGAGAATGGGAATTTCAGAATAGTAAACACATCTAACGACGAGAATTACCCAAACGTAGAAGGGCTTGGAGATAAGTATAAGTTGTTCTATGTAACGCCAGAGGAGCTTTAATATGGAAACGCTGGAATTAGAGATTAGCAAATTCGCACCGCCAAAGAAAGGATATAAAATTCCTAAACGGCGTATCTGCGTGCATCTTATCAACAGCGAGAATGGGTTACCTCAATACATTAATGCCAGAGACAATAACACCGAAGTAATTGTACGATTTTCTCGTACAACTGGGGGATTAGGGAAAGCAGATATAACCTTATATAATCTACACCCTCTGACGATAAGCGAATTTACTCAAACGAGCTATCTACCGCGAGTTCCAAATAGGATAAAAATATATGCGGGATATGAAATTTCAGACGATAAGAGTTATTGGGATTATCTTGGAGAACCGATATATCAGGGCTATATACTATGGGCAGCCCCCGTTGGCATATCAGACGTTGCATTGCACATAGAGGCGATGGAGGATTATCCCGCGCTAAATGCCGACATTTCATTATCTCCCGCAGATGGCGGCAATCCCGATTATACAACGAGCTTTGATATAATTAATACCGTACTATATGGCGTAGGATTAACACCTGATTATAGCGCATTTGACGGTAATAAAACCTTAATGAAACGCTATGAATTTCCCTATGGAATGAAATTTAAAGATTATTCGTTTAGCGGGAAAATTGTAGATTTTCTGAATGAAGAACTCTTTAAGTTCAATCGCATGCAATATTCCATGGACAGTGGTGTTGTATATCTACGTCCAAATTCAGAAGATGAAAATGAAATTCTATCCACCTACGATATAGATGTAGACGCATTCATAGGTAGTCAAATTACTGAAAATGTTAATGGAGTTCAGACCACGAGTAAATTTGGAACTGTTATGATAGGCGCACCAGATGTATCCTATTATGGAGTTAGGCTGAAAGTCCTTTTCACCAAAGCACTAAAATCGGGAGATAGGTTCAAGTTGTATAGCAAATTGTACCCTAAATTCAATTTAGTGTACGAAATCATAAATATTACTTATGACTTGCAACTTCGCGGACAAAACTTCTATATGTATTTAGAATGTATAAGGGCTAAAAACAGTAAGTAAATGAACTTAACAATAGAATCAAGAGGTAGCAACGCCGTTATGGGAGCATCATTTCAGAATGATGCCACTATTCTATATCCCACAAAATCCGCGAAACAAAGAGCACTAAAAGAAAGAATTCTATCGGGATTACAGTTCAGATTGCCAGCGGTTGTGAAATCGTATGACTACAATACTAACATCGCGGAAGTGGGTATCGCTACTAGGAAAAAAACCACTCACAAAGATGACGATGGGAATTTTATCGACATGGATTACCCCATTTATCGCGTAAGGGTAAAGCAACCTATGTCCAACATAAATGGGGGCGGTGTAGGCATAATATTGCCGATTTCAGAGGGAGATTCTGGGTGGATTGAAGCCGCCGATAGAAATTGCGAAGAGTATTTTTCAGACCCGACGAAAATGCAAGATTCTTCCGATGATTTCGGAATGTTCTTGTTTCGATACGGTTGTTTCACGCCGTCTGTTTGGACTCCAAATACGGATTTAGGCTGGAAACTTTTAGAGGAAGACAAAGGTTGTATTTCTATTAGAAATTCAGATGGAGATATGAGAATAATCCTTAACCCAGAAACGAAAGAAATTAGGATTATAACGCCCTCCAAAATCTCCTGCGAGACTCCATCTGTCGAAATGAGCGGAAACTTAACTGTAAGCGGAACAATTCACGCCAATGGCGACATTACTTCGAGCGGAATTAGCGTTCAAGGTCACGTTCATGGAGGAGTACAAACTGGTAGCGGTGATACATCTACCCCACATTAACGGAGAAATTTCATTATGGATACGATAGCGGTAATAAACGACCAAATTCCTAACAATTTTGAGGAATATGAAACGTCTTACGGAGATATTTATTTAGATATTAATAACAATCTCGCGATAAAGTCGGGAGAAGACGCTCTTCTAGATATTATTACAAATGTAGTTAGAACGCGTAAGTATGAAATCCAATACGATATGAACAAAGGAATACCGTATTTCGAAACCATATTTTCTGATACGGGTCTTTTGGGTCTTTGGCGTTCATATGTAATCCAAGAAATAGAGAACGTTGATGGAGTAATATCTATCGAAAGTCTTATTTATTCACTTGACGAATCTAATAAAAAGCTTTCATATACTTGTCAGATAAGAACAATTTACGGAGAGTCTACGTTAAATGGCGTTATATGATTATATTACATCTGAGGGCGTAATAGTTCCAAAGACAAGCGATATTTTATCGGAAGTTCAGTCGGAGTGGTTGAAGATTTTCCCCTCCATGAATCTTGATGCTTCTACGCCACAAGGGCGTATAATTGAGCTAATAGCGCAGTATCGAAAAGAAGAAATAGGACTTGCCGCTTTGCTCGCGAATCAAATAAACCCACAGTATGCTACGGGAGAGAGACTCGATTCCATAGCTGGTCTTTTTTATGTCACTCGCCGTGGTGCAACTTCAACTATTGTAAACGCCGTACTTGGAGGAAAGCCTTTAACATATTCAACAGCCAAGATAAAATTCTCTGAATCTGGAATTTCAGACGGAGATGTTATCACTATAAATAATGATATTAACTTCGTTTATGGAGTAGATATAGAGATAGGCTCTAATATACAGACAACTATTTCCAACACGGTTGCGGCAATAAATGCAAACGCGGATTTGGGAGTTCTGATGACGGCAAGTATTGAAGACGAAGGAATGTCTATTCTTTTGACCTCCAAATACCTTGCATCTATTTCAACGGGGAAATTTTACGACATAACGATTTCGTACGATACCAAGTCAGAAACCGAAACTCCCAATGAAATATCCACCACTAAGGGATATACATATATTCCTGCTGGGAGTCTTGTATCCGACGAATCCAACAATATATATGTTCTAAGCGACAGTGTAATGCTGGACACAAACGGACAAGCTAATGGATATTTTTCTTGCCAGACGACGGGGGAAGTACCATGCCCGCCAAACTCTATAAAGACCATCATATCTACAATAGAAGGCTGGGAGACCGTATATAATCCATCAGCTGGGACTGTCGGTTCGGAACAAGAAAGCGACGAATCTCTTTATCGTAGATACAACGCCTCTAAAACAAAATATTCGGCGGGATACGTTCAATCTATTGAGGGAGCTTTGTATGATATAGATGGCGTAAAATCTGTCTATGTTTATGAAAACGACACTTCGCTTCCGAAAACGCACGATAATGATTCCCTGATACCAACTGGGGAAACCGTCTTACCTCATTCCGTATTCATTGTGGTTGATGGTGGAAATCAGACGGGGAATTTTGATGAGCAAGTTGCGGAAGCGATAATGAACAAGAAGAGCGCGGGTTGCGGAATGAGTCCTGCAAATGAGGACTTAACGCCACATGCCACATCGCATAGCGTTTCAATTCCTATGCCAAACGGAGGAATATTTACCGCGGTGTATAACACACCCGCATTGATTCCTATATACATTAGCATGTCGGTTTCAAATGGAAGTTACTCTGGGTATAACCTCCAAGCAGATATAAAGAACCTACTCGTTCAGTGGGGTGCTGGAAATTATAGCGGAGAAGATGGAGTCAAAATTGGGACTCCAATATCGGCTTTCGAGGTGTCTTGTATAGTACAGAGGAATCTTGGGGCAAGTGTAAAAGATTGCAAAATAGGAACAAGCATGGAGTCTTTGGGATATTCTGAAATCCCCATACAAATCACACAGAAAGCGGTTTTTTACGACACTAATATAGTTGTGAATGTAGAATAATGAAATTCGGAGAGATAAGTTATAACCTGCGAGAACCAAATAACGTGTTTATTTGGCAATACTCGCGTGCGGCAAACTTAAATCGCGTACTTCAAAATGAAATAGATTTTTACGGAGATAATGTAGGTAATTTCTTTTCGGACTGGGAGAATGACGTATTCAATCTTAAAACGGCAAATACATTCGGATTGTCAGTTTGGGCTAAAATACTTGGAGTTTCCCGTCCAAAGGTATCTCCGCAAAATTATATCATAGACGGGAATAACTCTCTAAGACTTTATAATCCAAATGATAGCAAATGGCACGCTATATATTTAAATCGCTCCATACCTACGGGAGCGGTTGAAAAATCTCCTACGGACGAAGTTGAGATTGGACTTGTTCCGATTGACGATGAAACTTTTAGGAGGTGTTTACTG